GCGTCCCTTACCCCGCGTTGCTGCGAGAACTCTGATAGTCGCCATGGATCTGACAGATCAAAGGTCATCAGCGGGTTCGTCATGTGATCGAAAGTAATGGTCTGCTTCCACACCCGTCCATCAATTGCCTCGATCTTATACAAAAACACCTTGGGTTCAACACCTACGACCGATTGTCTAGTAAATGTGATCTTTACAGACGGAGACGTCTCACCAAGCATCTCCGCCCCACTGGCCACCCTTGCCCCATCCGCCGCCGTCAGGTTAAGCGTCAAAGGCAGGATCGTTAAGATTCGTTTCATGGTTGCTCCTATGCTGGACGAGTGGTAGACCAACCGGCCTCAGTGGCATTTGCTGACCACATGATGCCAGCCGCGATCGTCAGGACCGCCGCCTCATTGGTGGCATGAGCAAACCGGCACCCACTGACCAACCCGGTGGAGCCCGCCGCGTCGAGCAACAAGTAATCAGTCGGACCAGTGCCATCCTCTGCCCGATCATGGAAGTTGTCGATCAGCTCAGTGTTGTTGTTCTTCCCAGTTCCACCGGTTCCCCGCAGGTGCGCGGTAACGATGTTATGGAAGCGAGAACGTCGGATAAGTGTTTGGGTTGGAAAGTCCGCGATGCCACCCACAAAATCAACCCCAATCCCGCACCAACAAAACTCACAATCATCAAACATGGCATCACCCGTCCCAACCAAACGAAGTGCCACACCATCTGGCCCCTCAATCTTGCATCGATATGCCCGGAACCGAGCAATATCATCAGCAATCTGTAGAGCATAGGCCGCGGTGCCCTTACCGGCGACGCCCACGTTGATGAGCGTGACGTCATCCGCCTCGATAGAGAGGCCCACGTCATTCACGCCTGAGGGTTCAATGTAGGCCGCGCCCCGCCCGCCAAGATCAAAGCCATACCCAATCAGTGAGACGCCTGACTTATTCAGCACCAGACTGGTCTCCTCAAACCGCTGCGGTGCCAAGAAGGCGACGTCATTTGGCTGGATGACATTAAACAGCTCCTCCAGCGTCTCAATCTGTTGCCCGGCACCAACGTACCAAGCAGTTCTTGCAAACGGGAACCCAACCTGTACCGGCACGCTCTTAACCTCGAGCACCCCGGTGAGCGGGTTAGGGACCAGACTAGGGAACGTCAAGGGATTTGAACCCATATCAATGTTCTCCTTTCTTACGGGCTATTGCCCAATCAGATTTCTAGGCGGCCTGCCGATGCGCTCCGTCGCCACAGTGTTGGAGGGCAGGCTGTCCTCCTTCACAGTTGAAGACACCACCTTGACGGCGTAGATGTTGTAGTAGGTAAATTTTAGACTTGGGGTGAATGACGCGCTGATGCTCGTGGTCCGAAGTGTGATGGGCACGGTCTTCAGCTCGATGGTCGTCTTGGTGAGGTCATCAACCTGTCTTAATGAAAAATGCGTGACCAATGCCTCATCCACAATATCATACTCCCACTGAAAGGTGGTGGACTCACCATTGAACTTCTTTACCACCTGCGTGGGCGCGCTCGTCTGTGCGTACGCGTGCGCGGACAATAGAAGAAGCAACATGATGACCGATGCGATCACGATGGTCAACCGGGCTGTCTTAAGATAGGTCATGTCAATACCCCGATACCTTGCTGACTGAATTTTGGAGGGCGTTGATCCGTTTCCTCACGATCTCATATTCTTCTTCCCCAACCGGGCGCCGACAGATCTCATCAGCGTGAGAGTAGGCGTCGAGGAGGTCAACCGTGACCCCCGATGGGAACTGCAGGTACTCTTTCCTAAACTCGGTATCAGAGTCCACAACAGCGACCGACCGACGTTCAAACCGTGGCTGCGTCGCCCTGATCCGCTCCTCCTTCGACCGGTCGGTTGACTTCTTGAATACCACCACCTTCATCTTCTTCTTCTCAACCCGGGCCTTGTAGTTCATGTAGTTCTGTAGATGCTGGTCCCCACCGTAACCCTCAATCCCGCACTTCTGGCACTTAAACCGCTCATAGGCATAGAACGCCTTCTCCATCATTGCATCGGTAGAGCCACGCTCCGCCCACGCGTACAGAAGCCAATGATCTTCGTCCGTATCGACGCCCACAACCAAGACCGCATGGCGCGCCTTGCCTCTTTTTCCTTCTCGCGCCGGATCAACCAGCACAAAACGATTGAGCTTACCAAGATACGCGCGCTTTCCGTCATCACGGACATAAACCTCCACCTTTTGGGCATTTGCGGCGGCATTTGGCTTCACCTCTAACTCAACGGTAAAACTCCGTAACCACTCGGGCTCAAAGTCATGCGCCCCAGGCGCGATCGGGTTATTGAGGTACTGGCAACTAAAGAAGTAGTCGCCCTGCTTCCGCCTGATGCGTGCCAACCCCTTGAGGCTGAACCTCTCCGGAAATATGACCTCCCCATCCTCAATCGCCGAGCGGGTGATAAACTCATAATCAAGCTCATTCTCACGAATCCATGAGTTTAGGTCATTGAACGCCCACCGATTCCCAATGACCAGGGACTCAGAGTGGTCCGGATCATCAAATGCTCCCTCAAGCAACACGTGATAGTCAATAACCCCCCTCGTGACCGTCTCAGACCCCATCGCCTCTATCCCGAAGAGATCATCCTCAACCATCAAATCGTAGTGTCGTGACTGCAGCGCGCTCCCGACGCCGGTCGCCTCAACCGTGGACTCTGAAAACTTCTCCGTCCGATTAAACTCTAGCTCGGTGTCCGTCCACCGGCACTTCTCATTCGGCAACATTCCCGGCCACAGGGACCTGAACAATGCGTTCGACTCAAACTGCTGCCTCGTTGATCTAAGGATCTTTTTTGCATTGGTCTCAGTGCTTGAGATGACCAACACCCGGACGTTTGGGTTATGCACCCGTCGTAGCTCATCTATCTCCTCCTCAGTGGTCCAACCATGCACCAACGCGTAATCGGTGACCTCCGCCTCCATCGGGAGCGCCCGCCACGTTGGCAGGGACTTCGAGGCCACCGTCGTCTTAAAGTGTCCCCTGGGCAGCTCAACCACCGTCTTTCCCAGGGACCGCTGCAGGGTGTTGCACAGCGGCTGGTGCAGGTGAGGCACCAGCTTGTTATACTTAAATATCACCTTCGCGAAGAAATAAAGTGAGGAGAGCGCCGACCACTTCATCCGCATGGCAAATTCATACGGATCGTGCACATTCGGCTCAACCACTGTCGTCCGTGGCCTCCTGCCTCAGCTCATCACGCTCCTCATCTGACATCGAGGTCACCGTCCTCTCCGCCGCCACCAAGCGAGTCTGTGGCCCGGCCATCTCTTTGAGGGCACCCATCACCTCCTTCACGACGTCGGCGCCAAAGTTAAACACGTTGCCACCCGCGGGGGCGGCGTTTACGCGCGCGGGGATGAGCGCCTGGGCGCGATCCATAATCATATTCACCGCGGCCAGCCGGTCAGAGTCCTTGGCATTCTTCCGTCGGGCGATGGAGAGGGTGATCTGCATCATCTCATCGGCCGAGAGGCGAAGGATCATCTGCAGTTCCTTTAAGGAATCATGAACCTCCGCCTCCAGCCGCTGCACCCCACCGAGGGTGTACTCATTGAGCTTCTCCCTAAAGTCGTGGTCGCCAAGCCTTGCATGAACCTCCGCCTTGATCTCATCCCCACCCATCGAGGCGATGATCTGTGGGAGCGGCTGCCGAAGCACCAGCCGTCTGACCAACTCCTGATCAAACCTGAACGCTACGATCTTCTCAGGCTGAACCTGGTATGGCTGCTGTCCCGCGGGCAGTGAGTCGATCATCCTCTGCTTCTCAGACTTGCGTGCCTCACGTAGGAACTTTGACTTGCGCGTCTTTCGTTCTTGATCAGGAAACGCACGGGCGCGTAGCATAGAAACCTAACTCTTGCCCCAAGCGCAGAGACACCTGCGGTGCAAGAGTCCTCCTAAACCAGCGATTATAGGCGAGAACGTTTACTTCTGTAAATAAAATAATTTACTATATAGAACTATCCCCGGAAACTACGGCAAAATTATGCGGGCGGCTTGCGTGAGGTGGGTCGTAAGTCGGTTTTGGGAGCCGGGCCCTCCCAGGATCACCCACAAACTGACAGAAACTGGCAGGTGGTGAGGATGCTGACAACCATTGTCAGTACAAGATTGTAACTGATTGGTGGGTAGAGGGGAGGGGGAGACCTCATGGTCTCCCCTTGGGTAGGTCTAGCGAGTAGCGGTCTTGGGGGAGGACTTCTGAGTAGCGGTATTCTTGGGAGAGGACTTCTTCGCACTGACAACCTTTGTCAGTTTCACACTTCCATTTCCCTTGGTGATCTTAACCTCGGTGGTCTTAGTGATCTTCGCCTCATCCTCGGTGATCTCCTTGACCTTCTTCATCTTGGACAGGTGGATCATGTAGAACATGACCACTCGGGTAGGATCCTGTTTCGTCACCAACCCACCCTTGACCACATGTTCAGTGATCTCTCTCACTGTTCCTGACTTCAGATCATTGAACGCATTTTGGATGAGTCGTAACTGACCCACTGGACTAGTGGTCAGGACCTGCGTCGGTGTGTAGATACGTGCCATGGTTATTCTCCTAGAGTATGGATGTTGTGATTTTTAACTGACAAAGATTGTCAACACCCCAACAATCTTTGTCAGTGACAATAATTGTCAATTATTTAGTAATCACGATGGCGACGGCGATGGAGAAATCTGGTTTTCCATCGCGACCAAGGTCTATGGTTACCCGATATCCAAGGATCTCACCGGACCACGAAAGTTCCTTCTCATTCGTTAAACCCAAACCCTCGACCCCGTGGACTAGGTCGAGACCCATCCTTCGCATAATCTTATCATCATCCGTCATCATTGTTCATCCTCCTTGTTCATGGGACTGAATTGTCTCATGTTGTGAGAATCTTATCAAATTTTCTGGTGCAAGTACACAATTATTTTAGCGATCTCGTGACCACCGGTGATCTATCTCCTCTCACCTCACACAGCAAATAAAAGGACGATGATCAAGCTATTGGTAATCTCCATACATCGTAACGTCGTGACAACGGTCACAGTACGATGATTAGAAAATGCCTTATCATGGCGTGGCCAACGACAAATGTATACATACAAGATATGTATATCGACGGTTGACATCATGTCTAATCATCGTATCATAGCTAATTGGCAAAAAAATAAGATTAAAAAACGAGCACTGCAGCTGCGCTACACTACTTTAGGTCATACATCGCAACATGCCCGTGAAAGCAGAGGCTTAGAGAAGTGTGTCACGGGGACTGCAGCGCCTGCTCCTTATTCTTTACGATTAAAGAGTCGTCGTAAAACTCCCGGGTAGCGCAGTTCATAAACAGCTCAAAAAGTCAATCATCGAATAACCACCCTTAAAATTGTCCTGCGATGCATGCCAGTCGACAAAACCGTCGTTCCTGCAACCGCTTTTGTGCAATTGTTACAATCTATAGACCTCCGTCGTAAGCTGTAATAATACGTCCATTGACCATCGCAGGTGTTTTTTAATGGCTTTCGTACGCTGTTATAACAATCGTACTATGCCAGAACCAAAAAAGAACAAATTTCTCCCGCTGAGCGTCTTCTTGGTCTTTCGTCGTACTCCTGCTGCAAAAACGGTGTCACCTCACTCACCTTATACTTCGCTGCAGTTCATGGCTCGCGATCAAATCCTTATAACGTACTATCACAAAAAATAAAGTCATTAAGAAAAGTAGTAAGATTTGACCTTTTTGTCGCAAACGAATATTTCGTCAAAAAAAAGTCCGTTTATAAACGTCCGTCGTCCCAGTCATTTCACCTTAATTATTTTCATCCATAGGGTCTAGCAGGGGCACCTCGCTTGATCTAAAGTGCTTAATCACACCGACCACTGAATGCCTTGTCACCGTTTGATGCCGACGTGATGATCATCACAAGGTATGTTAGAAATATATTTAGCCTACCTGATGTACACCAGACGTCTGCTTATGACATAATTATCACAGTAAATTTAATTAGGAAACAAACCATGGCAGAGGTACAGATCATCAAACAAGAGGAACTAACAAGGGCTGGGTATCAAGCCCCGTGTGACCGCGTGAAGATGCTGGTCACCCATCTTGAGCTTGTACGCTTGAAGGGTCATTTCAAGACCAGCAAAGGTTGCAGAATCCTCTTTAGCGACACGAATGAGCTGTTGGTGCGGTTTCCTGGTAACGCCGTCGATGTTCTTTATTATCATTAAGGGGGAAGATAACCATGGCAATTGATAAGTATTCAGGGGCGTGGGGGCACGCATTTGCTTGTAAACGTGACGCTGGCCCTGTAGGCGTTAAGCGCTCTGTCCCGGAGGAGCTGGAGGACTTATTTTTTAGGGGACTAATGCCTTGCGGCGGTTTTACTGGCGACTCGCTTTTTGCCGCGCGTTCTCCCGACACGACGACGGTGGCCGCACCGGCCCGGGATCGCTTGCAGCTGGTGACCACGGAG